ATTTTTTCGTTTTCTTCTTCCAAAGATTTCAATTTTGCTGCGAGAAGTTTCGCTAAATATGTTTTATATTCCTCAAGTGAGAGAGTATGGTCTCTGATCTGAGTGTCAACTCTTTCTTTCTCAAGTGATGTTATTTGAGCGTCGTACGACTTTTCAAATTCTATTTTTTTAGCGAGTAATTCTTCCTCCGCTTTTTTCTCATCGTCGACTCTGCCCTGATTAGCTTCCTTGAGAGCGGTTTCTAAAGCGACTCCTAAAAGTTTTTTCTTATCGTTAATAATTTGCTGCTGAGCCACACTGAGCCCGCCAACCTTTTCTTCATTCTCAAGTTTAAGCATACCGATATTATACTCGTCACTTGCTTCTTTCTCGTCTTTATCATATTTGTTTTTTATATCGTCTCTGTAAAGTTTTCCGTATGCTTCCATGAGCTGATATTGTACGTCAAGTTGATCTTTAGCCTGAGCCTCCGCTTCTTTCTTTAAGTCGGCTGCGGCTTTCTGATCTGCTTTTGTGGGGTCTCCCATGTTAAGAGGTTTCACTTTAACATTCATTTCAAGTTTTTGATTAGCCTTGAATAAACTTGCTATCGAGTCGTATGAGTCCACTGCGTCATTTTTCATTGCAGTTAAACCACTCCCCCATATTTGAACTGCATGCTTAAAATCTCCCATAGCAAAAGCGACAAAAGAAGCTCCGAAAGTTCCCATGATGTCACCAGTCTCTAAAATGGCAATTTTAATAAGTAAGAAAGCTCCGGCTATAATTTTCGCTGCAATTCCGAGCCCTTGCATCATGGCAGTAGTGTTATTTCCCTTGTCGATTGCTCCACTAAAGCTGCCTGTTACTGCTTCGATAGCCGGTACAAGCTCCGCTCCCATTCCCTTTTGAAGCTCCTCGACCTTATGGCTGAGAATTTCCATACGTCCGGCGTACGTGTTAGCACTTGCCTGAGCCACTCCCCCGAAGTGATTAGATATGCCTTCGGTTATCATCTTAAGACGTTCCTCAGAGCCGCTCACTCCCTGTACGTCAATACCCATACGTCTTAAAGCGTTTGCCTGAGAACCGAAAGACCGTGTTATCATTGTCCCTGCGGCTTCAAAGCTCATTCCCCTTGCGGTTGCTAAGTCCATTGCAGCCTGAGTAAGCTGTTTAATTGTATCTGCGTTTCTTGTGTACATGCCCATAAATGACATGCCCTCAAGCAAATCATTTTTCTTAAATCTTGTAGTTTTATCTAACGAGTCTGCGTATTTATCAAGCTCCTTTGAAGCTGCGCCAACAGCGAAATTTAATTTAGTGAGAGCGGTCTCAGACTTTCCGTATAGGTCAACACCTTCCTTGAGAAAATCAAAAATCTTTGCAGCTGCGAAAAATCCCGCTAACATGCCGGTGACTTTAGTTATACCCGCACCGATTTTATCGGAGAATACGCTCCCTATTTCCTCTGCCTTTGTGGCTGTCGTACTCTTAAGATCGTTAAGGCTCTGTTCCATTTTATCGACCTTAGCGCTGATCTCGACATAGGTCTCGCCTAAACTATTTCCACTATCACTCAAGAGTGCCTCCTTCGTTTATGAATTTCTGATAGTCCATTTCTGCCGATTGTTTTCTATCCGTGTATGTTTCAAGATCAATTTTTCCGCTATGCACGTAACTCATTAAAGCAATAGCCCTGTCAAGTAATTCTCTGTATTCAGTTATTAAACGCTTCTCTGTTTTTTCGTAAGATATATTACAGTAGTGAGCTATTAAGGTGTTTGAGGTGACTCGACTAATTCGTTTGCTATCTCCGCTACTTTTTTTTTTACGTCCACGCCCTCAAGTAATAAAGCCTCTGCGTACAGATCAAAAATTTGAGACTGAGAAAATATTTTAAGCAAATAATTTGGTTTAAGCAGTTTTCTCATTTCCCATTTTTTAATAAATCCATGCCACTTGATACAGTCATAATTATACCTGAGCGACTGACTGATAGTAGTAGCGCATACAATTAAATTACTTGCTGGCTTATCTGCGTTCTTTTTAGCAAATTCCGCAAGTGATAAAACGTCCTCTGCTGATCGCTCAGAGAGGACGCCAAAGCCTTCGATAAATTTCGTGGCTCTAATCATATATTAGGTATGTACTTCCGTTAAAGTTCCTGTTCCGGTGAAGTTTCTGCTGACCTGTACGGCGTTGCCGCCAACGGTGTCAACGTCAAAGCCTTCCTCAGTTATAATAACGTTACCGGAGTAAGTCGAGCCTGTGTCGGCTACACCTGAGAACGCTACTATTGAGTTTATAGCAGGAGGTGTTACGCCAACTCTCATAAACCCTGTGAATGAACCAGTCCAGCCGATATTTTTAGCGGGCTTAAATTCCTCGAAGCCAGCCGAGCCGTTATCGCTTACGTTTATCGGTGAAGCTGATTTTTTCAAGCTCCACTTTGTTATTTTAACTGCTGTCGGCGTGCTGCCGAAAGATATAGTCCCTAAAATCCCTGTGATTACGTCGCCTGTCATTATGTCTCCTACTTAAGTGATTAAAAAAAATTACTGTTCATCAAAAATTTGTAAGTTAATCCGGTATTGAAGTACCGAAGTCCAAACCTTATCCACACGTGGAACGAAACGAGTAAAATCTCTTTTGGATTTCGTTACGTATGCAATAGTTGTAGTTACGGTATGCCCGACTGTCCCGCTTATCTGAGTAAAACTCATTAAAGACTGAATTGCGTTAAAAGTTTTTTCTGCTGCTGCCGCTAAATTTCCGACCGCCTCCGAACTTTCCGACTCGTCATATAAATTTATCTGCATTAAAACCGTTTCAAATTTATCTGCTGAATCCTTTTTATTATCGGGAAAGGTTAATTGGAATACTCCGTAAGTTTTCTCCAAATTATCGTCTGGTTTCTCTGCATAGAAAAAATTATCTCCGAGCAAGTTTTTCAAAAAGCCTGCGTCCGTGTTAGCACTATAAACAGCCATAATTTGAGCTTTAGTTTTATTATACATGTTATTCATTAAGAAGAAGCCTCCAAGTTTAATAGCTGTTTTATTCTGTCAAGATTTTCCTCAACCGCTCCTCTTAAAAACATTGCATTTGGAGCGTTACCCCCGATACCAAGCTCCACGTAAGGAGCGTACTCTACGTTAGAGCCGATACGTACCGATAATTCAGGAGCGTTATTTTGAAGTCCGTCTCCTGATGAAGCTGCTGGCTGACCTTCGGGTCTCACCCCCGAACGTTCATTTTCAGTTGCGTAAGTGATCGAGCCTCTTAGCCGTCCTCCCACTCTGCCGCTTCCCTGTGGATATGAACCCACGACACAACGGCTAACAGCCTCGCCTTGTACGAATACACCGACAAGGATAAGTTTATCTCTTAAATTTTCTTTTACCTTAACCATGAACTCAGGTATTCTCCAAGTGCTTGTTACTTTTACTTCACTCATTTCGGTATTATCTCATTAACTCTGCAAAAATCTTTCATAGCATCGAGTTTCTTACCGTTCTCTTTTGTGTCTGCCTGTACGGTTAAGGTGTGCTCCTGTACAATTTCAAGTATTGTACTGATCTTAACCAATAAGAGATTATTACTCTCTCTGGCTGCGTCGAGTTCTTTAATTTTGTCCTCATGGGCTTTCAGTCTGATATTAACATCTTTCTTAAAAGCCCATTGAAGCCCAACCTGAATACCAACCCAACCAATAGCGGTAATTATGCCGATTAGTAACTGAATAGCGGTCAGATTGATTGCTACCATTACTTACTCAAACCTGTGGGTGGAGTCGTAGATACAGGAGTCGCTTTAGCGTTAGCCGCAAATATTCCAACTAGGGAAGTACCGCCTCCCGCAGTTAGTATCCATGTCAAAAGAGTCTGCACCCATGAAGGGAGCACAACACCGAATAGACTTATTACGCAAAAGCCCAAGGCAGGGATTAAAGCTAACAGAGCTCCGACAAGTGTTTTAGATTTGAAGTAACCCTCGAAATTATCGAACTGAGTTCTCCAATCGGTAAGACCTAACAATCCTGTAAGGGTTGTTACGATACCGATAGCGGAACCCTCAAAAGTAGTGTGAGGAAAGAATAATGCGAATACGAAAGCTGCAACCAAAGCTATTAAATAGCCAATAGGCTTTAATAAATTTGTCATTTGAACCTCTTTTTTTATTATTGAATTGATAGAATTATTTTTTACAATTTCATACTTACTATTTAACTCAGAATGAGCAAGTGAGTCGGCTTTTACGTAATCGGGTAACTCGTGTCCGACATTGCTATCTTGCTCATTGAGTTCAAAAAAACTTTTATTTTTATTAGTTAAATCCATTTAAGATTATTTTGTCTTTTTGTCTTTTGGAGGAAACAGCAAAAACGCTATGTAACTTCCCAATCCTACTACAAAGATTATTATTCCTGTTATCATACGGACCCCTTTTTATATTCATCATAATATTTTTCAATATTCAAAACGTAGTGATGTGTTTCCTCCGGTAAATACAAGAGAGCAAAAACTTTTAATTTCAATACGTTTCCCATTCCCCAATTATAAGCAGCGAGAACTTTCTCAGTATCTCCCTTAAATTCTCTCATCAGAGCACTCATATAGGCTGCCTGCGCTCTGATATTTGAGTCAGGGTTAAATATATCACCCTTTCCGACCTGAGCCCATGTAGCGGGCATAAATTGAGCTAATCCTTTCGCTCCGCACTTCGATACTGCCAGAGGATTAAAAGCACTTTCCTGTTTGACCTGAGCCTTTAACAACAAGGGATCAATACTGCGGAGTATTCCATATTTAATAAATAACGAGTCGTATAAATTTTCGTTCATTATTCGAGAATCCTTACGTCTGCCTGAGTATAATCAGGACGGTTTAAGACGCCGGTTATTTCATAAATCTTTCCGTTCACGGTTGCTCTCCAAGTATTATCGACTGTGACTAATTCTGAATAAATTCTTTCAGTACAGATAGCCTTAAGTTTATCGTCAACTCTGATCTCGTTAGCGTTTAGCTGCCTCTTATAGCATTTAACTGAAAACTGATTGCCTGTGCCTCCCCATACAGCCGTAAAGCCTCCGAGTCCGTCACTCGTCTTAGTTTTCTTCTCATATAAAACGGTATTGTCAAAAAAATCTTGTACCATTAAAAGCACTTCACTTTTCTATACGGTGATAGCATCTTAAGCATAGCCGGAGGAAAGTCAGCGCTCGTGCTTATGCTGTGATCTCCCAAAGACTCGCTGCTTGTACCGCTCATAAATTTAGTATTAAGTATATGTCCAATCATTTGAGAGAAGGGTAATAGCAAGCCCGCAGGGATAGTCTCAAACGTATCTTTGCAGTATATTCTTATGAAGTCGCTGACTGATAAAATTAAAGTATCGAGTACAACGTCTTTTGACGTATCATTTATTTGTAAAACTTTTTTAACTGTGGCTGCGCTAAACATTTAACTCCTTATCGCTATGGTATTAAAAGTGCAAAATTTTATTTCGATTGAATCCGAATACTCCGAATACTCTACCTCTCCATATATATTTGTAAACTTCCCCCTGTAATCGTAAACAGAACTCGCCGTAAGTGCGTCCGTATATGTTAACCCTGATTGAACCGCGAGTAAAACTCCATTTTTCCTGATCTCGTAGCTGGTCGCATTGGTAACAGGGCTTAAAGTTAGCACGACGTTTTGATCTGTCTTTACTCCGGTAATTGTTCCTATAGTTCCGAGACGAGCAATAAATGGGTCTAAAGCATTATAATCAGTTAATGGATTATATAATCCCATCGCTGTTTCTGCAATTTGAGGGGTTACTTTCCCATATCCATTTTGCGGAGTCCAACTATTGCCTAAAGCCACTCTTAATAAATATCTTGCTGTCCAAATATTCACATTCAAATAATTTGTAATGTAAGTCAGTACTCCCGCTATATATCCATTTGAAAATGAACTTAAATCGGGACTATCATTATCTATGGAGTCATGACTATAAAATTCAATATCATATCCTGTTAAATTTGATGTTATCCCCGCACCCGTTACAATTATATTTGGTAATATTCCATTTGAATTATATACATGATCGTTTGGCGTATTCGAGCCTGCTGGCATAAAAGTAACTATATCAGGATAACTTGCTAATGCCTCTGCAATCATACCCGACATTCCCGTATAGCTTTTAATATATAATTGACAACCTAATCCTAAAGCGGTTGCTATATTAGAAGCTCCATAGACTACACTTCCAGTCCAACCAGAACCACAATCAGCAAGTCCTTGACAAAAAGAACCATAGACATCTAAAGCGTGTTCATCATTGCCATATATGTAAATATTGGTTATCATGCGGGGAAAACTTCTATAGATATTTCAAATCGAGATGGCAGGTCAACATCCGCAGGTACGCCCGGATTAGCGGAAGATTGAAATTCGATCTCCACATAATCATTACCCGCTGGATTATGGGAGACATAAAAGGGAATCTCTCCATCCCCCATAACAATATTATTTATGCTCACAAATGTTTTTGTATTGGGAAATGCCCCAGTTAATGTTCCTCTTAAAATCCCTGCCGTACTTTTTTGCCAATCAATAGCCCCAATCGTATTTACCATAGGGGTTGCTGGGGTGGGTACTCCACTATCCATGTCTATAGTATTGACGTATCTTTTAGCAACTGGGAGACTGGCGTTTAATTCGGCAGGAGACTGACCTGTAAATACCGGAATACCTCCAATAGTTTTTTTTACGATAATATCGTTATCGTTAAAGTCCGAAGCGGTCACGGCTGCGTACCTCAGTGAATTTTCTGGCAAGCTAACACCGTCCGACGGTGACTGTACTGTCGGTTCCAAAGTAGCAGAGCCCATAAATAAAGTTGTACCGGAATTAAGATCGTCTGGAATTTCCTCTAAAATATCGTAGTAATAATTCAGACTTGTGAGCCCTTCGGTGTCTGACTTTGTAAGATACACGTTAATAGTGAGGGTCTTAGACACGCTGTCGTAAACAACTGCGAGCTCACTATCGCTGCCGCCCGCTACTAAATTTTTCTTCTCAATTACTCTCGGTGATGTTAGCTCGGTGTCACGCTTTACCACAAAAGTAAATTTGTGAGCGGTTACGTCCTCGCTTCCCTCGCTAACAAAAAGTAGCGTCTGCTTGTTTAGTCTTAAAATATTTATATTCTGTTCAATCATAATTATCCTTATTTATTTGCGAAAAGGTTATCCCTACCGAGAGTTTATCCTAAATGATTGAAGTCCTTTTTTGCCTAATTGGATTATTACAGAACCAACAGAACCAATAGGTGGGATAGGTTGTATATATTCAAATGCCCCCATATCCCATCCTGCACCTTGTGGTCTTAAAGTACCTTCTAAATCAGTATCAAATATTGAAATAGGAGTTCCTGCATCAATACCAGCGGAACCAGTTTGAAGTGCATAATCAGATGCAGTAGAACCTACATCATTTACAAAAGTAGGTTTACCTATACTGCTATGAGCATCATATCCTAATGCCTGCCATTCGCTCAAAGATACGCCATGATTTGTATAAGTTACCCAATAGGCAGAATTTCCAACTGAACTATAATATTGGTTAAAGTCAATTTGCTTATAGTTAACACTATCAGCAATACTGACAAATTTCATCATTACGGGAGAGGCACTATCATTTGCCACTATATTATTTTTGAATATCAAAGTATCTATAGCACTTGCAAATTCTATGGGTTCGCCATTATGAGTATTAGAACTATTTACAAAAGTATTATTATATGCTCTTATGCTTAGATGCTTTGTGGCATCATTACGCAATGCATAAATACCAGCATAACTCGGAGCTATATGAGTGACAAAAATATTATTATAAACTAAATATCTTTCACCAAGTGATTCTGAAATAAATAAACAACCAGCTCCATAGGTAACTGCCGAATAAAAGAAATTATTTGCAATAACTGTTTGAAGATTACTTGTTCCGCCTGTATGTATTGTTTGAATTAGATCATTATGAGGTATGGCATTATAACTATAATTATAGAATACATTATTTGTGATTGTATGTCCGCCATTGCCCAAAGCTATATCAATATTATCTGCATCATTTGTCATATTATTAGAGGTAACTGTTATTGTGTTATGTGTAATTGTTAAACTGTCACAATAAGCCAGATACATTCCAGTAGTAGAACCATTGCTGATTACTGTACATTTATCTACTATAATATTTGAACAATAATTCATAGATAAACATGAATACCAATCATAAACCCCCGCTGACATTCCCGAAGTAAATATTAAGCCAGTAAGTTTTATATTATGACAATCATTCATTAAAAAAGAATAACCGCGCATAGGACTTTCAGTTTGCGTGAAATATACATTTCCATTATGTCCAGCTTCCCAACCTTTTGTAAAAACAATAGGACTACCAACAGCTGTTTTGGGAGGTATATAATTTATGCCAGAAGTACCATCAATACCAGCAGAATAAACCGTTGAATCAGTTCCGCCAGAAACAGAAACTGTATCTCCCCCCTGTATGGAACTCCACGGTAAACCTGAAACGGTTTTTGATGCATTCGTCCAGCTTGAGCCAGAGCCATTACCAGTTGCATTCTGATCAACATAATAAGGTGTTGCAAATCCATTAACCGTTAATGCTAAAAAGATTATTAAAAATGTTTTCATAGTTGCATATTTCATATCACCTACCCCATATCTTTAGGAATATATTTTGTGTTCCTGCATAACCAGAGGACTTCATATAGTAAATGGTTGGAAATTGAGTAGGTGATAATTCTCCCGATGTAAAGCTACTCCATGCTGGTGCCTGTGCGCTTAAAATTCCAACAGGTACAGCAAATCCCCATTTATTGCTAAAGTAATATCCACTATCCGAATAGATACAATAAGAATACCAATGCACTAATCCTAAAGAGGCTACACTTACGGAATGTTGAGTAAATAACGTGCAGGTATCATTTAATGCAGTATCTACAAGGCAAATATCGACAATATTAAGGTTATCCATGTCGGATTTGATACTCGAAAGCTCTTGTAATACAAGAGCTGTTTGTGCTGTAGCTGAATCTGATCTTGTATAGTTAGCAATATTAGAATTAGGTTTTTTAGACAACTCAGTTAGAATATTTGTAAACCAATTTAATGCTGTGTCTTGCTTAATTGAAGTTGCAAAGCCTGAAATATTGCTATTTGGCTTTTTAGAAAGTTCCTGTAATGTTAATGATATTCTTGCAATTGCAGTATCTAATATTGCTGCATTTGAGGTATCGTGGTAGGCTTTATTGAGTATATAACCAAGTAATAAATTTGACCAATGCTGTGCTGTCGAGTCGGAAGTGACCGTACCAGAGAAAGAGCCCGAAGAACCTACTGCCTGCAATTTTATCAGACTATCCAAATCAGCCTTTATCAAGGACTGTATGTACGAGTTCGCTGTACCGTTTGCCGTTGAGATATACTGAGCCTGTGTGAGGCTTGTGAACACAATCCATAAAACGAGTGCTGTGATTACTAAATAAATTTTTCTCAAATTAAATCTCCTTAATTATCTGACTTATTAATATCTACCGGAATTTTGCAGATTATTTCTGCGAGGTCTTTCTTCGTATAATTAGCGTATTTAGGAACGTTCAAATCTTTTGCAAGTTTTCTTAAACTCTCCATTGTCATTTGCATAAGAGCGTCAAAATCCATATAGCCTCTACCGATTGGAGTCTCTTTGTGAGCTTCCTCCTTTGCCCTTCTGCGTCTTAAGTTAAATCCCATTAGTGACATATTACTCCTGATTAAAAAAAAAGGGGAGTGCGTTAACACTAACAACACTCCCCTCGAAAATAGAGCTAAGAACAATTAGGCTAACTTGTGAATGAACTTAATTATTCTGATGTTCTTGTTATCATAAACACGAGCCCAGTTAGAAGTAGTAGCCAATTCAGCGTTAGTCGGGCTTGAGCCAGCAACCGTACCGCCGACGAACTTTATTCCACGAGGATGCAGAACGTAATGCTGGCGATTGATTAACACATCGTCACCGGCTAAGCTATCTCTGTCGGTTTCAGTAGGAACCGGAGCTCCACCGTTACCAAGTCCGAAAGCACCCTGACCGAATATGTAAGTAGTCGCAACACCGTTGGCATAAGGACAGCCGTCGTCAACGATAACCTGACGACCAACGAAGGTTTTAATTTCGGGTCTCAAATCAGTTGCGGGCAAGGTGATGATTAAATCATCTTTCTGTAATTTTGCTTCGACTGCGGAGTGCATGCCTACTGCGGTAATTTTATATTTAGCGTCGCCGAGTACCTGTAAAGCGTCAACAAAAGTAGAAGCGGAAATAACACCGAGAGCTCCAACACCAGCCGAAATATCGGCAACGTTTCCAGACATGGAGCTAACACCCATTGCTCCCTGAAGAGCGGAGAATAAAACTGCCTGTCTTTTACGAGCCCAATATGCGGCTACAAGATCACCGATAGCTTTCATAGGGTCGTCGCCTGATATAGCTTTCGCCAGATCATTAACAGCCCAAGCCTTACCTCTCATTAAAAGAGCGGCTATATCCTGACCGGCTGAAATAACTGCGGGAGTTAGAGCGTGACCGTTAGTGTCGTCGAGAACTTCGTCGTCACCAACAAGATCATTGAAATAAGGCATGTTAATAAACTTACCGCCAGCAATCGCAAGCCTGTCAAGTTCGGGATTGTTAGTTATAATGCCAGATTGAGAAAAAGCGGATAATTCAGCAGTCCTCTGAATTACGTACGGATTAAAAACGGAAGGAACGATAATATCCGCAATTCGGGTTGCAGTACCTACATAAGTTGTCAAAGGTGTCTCCTTAAATGATTAAAAAAAAATTATTTCTTCCCTGCGGCAGCCCTAAGCTGTTCGGCAAGTTCGGGGTTCTCTTTAATAAGTTTCCCCTGCTCGGTCATATTAAAATGTTCTTTTGAAAATGGATTTTTGCCCTTGAAATTTTTACTAAAGTCGTCGCCGTTTGGAGCGTCTCTGCCATTTTCCTTAAACTTAATCGCAACGGCTTCATTTACGGCTGTGTCAAATAACAATACAAATTTTGCTACGTTCGTGTTAACAGCCTCCTCAGTATCGCCGATCTCTAACAAGTCCAGTAAGTCCTTGTTAATTTTCTTACCGTCGAGTACCTTGAGAGCCTTATTCTTAAGTCCCATGATCGTGACATTTTTCTGAGAGGCTTCAAATTTCTGCTCAAGCTCTCTAAGTTTTTTATCTGCGGGCGTTTCGTCGGGGTGTAGTTTGATGTATTCAGCGTTAACCAGCGCACTCAAGTTATTTTTCTTAAAGGTTTCAATCCCTTGAGAGACTCTCTGATCGGTTAAGCTATTTGCGAGTTTCTTTCCGTCCTCCGTACCTTCCAAGAAGCCTTTAACCTTATCGCTTGTTAGCGGGCTAAGTTCTCCGAGTAAAGCAATCACTTCGGGCGTACTTGCGTGCTCTGATAAATAAGCTCTGATCTCTGCTATTGTCAAAAATACCTCGTCATTAAAAATCTCCTTATAAATTTTGCCCTTACAGTTTTTCCCTGTAAGTACATTAAAAAATCAATGGAGAAAAGTATTGAGTAAATTCCGTGATGTCTCCCTTAAAATTAGAAGGGATTATTTTGCTGACTATCTCCGACTATATATATTCTGAAAGAATATATACTTCTTATCCTTCTTAGTTTTGTCCTGTCGGTGTCCTGATTTTAGAAAGGCACGTCCCGAAGTATTCTATAAGCCATTATAATATATGACGTTGAGTGTCCTGCGTATATAATTATTTAATGATCGGTCATTAAAAAAGCCTCTGTAACTGTCAGAGGCTTCATTATGATATTAGATAAGGTTTAACGGTATTAAGTCACGTAGCGAGGCTCTATGATAGCTTTGCGGCTTAATGACTGCATATTAAGTGAACCATTTTTTACTATCGTCGTCCCATATAATAAACAGCGTATTATATTTCTGTAGTCCGGTGATCTTTCCGGTTGTCACGGCTTCATAAACGGCTTGCCTTGAGCAACCTTTTAATTTTATGAAGTCACGCAACCAAACCTCGTCACCTTTTGAGTGATGTTTTTTGAACGTATCTACTTTGATGAAGTCTGGCAGTGAACCGACTGGCTTGCGCTTTTTAATTACGATTTTCTTTTTCATCTCATCTCCATTTTTTTAAGTGTTTCCTTGACTCCCTCGAAAGCCTGACGACCTTCCGTAATTACTTGCATAAGTTCACGCATTGACTTCTCGCTGTTAGCATGGATTACAATAGCAGTACGTTTATAAATAATTGAGAGAGGTCTCTTGTCGGATAATAAAGCCGGAACTGCGGCGACTTTTTGCTGTAAGTATTTCTCAAGTCCGGCTGGTGATGTCTCGTTATGTCCGAACCGGACTGATAATTTAGTTAATCGCTTCATTATAAGCTCCTCATTATTTCTTGTTGTTCAATGTTAATTAAATATAAATACTGTTCGTCTCCAAAGTCAAGCGGCTCTTTCGTACAGATTGCTCCCCAATAGTTTCGCATTAAAGGATTATGAATTTTCATAATACATAACGGTATTCTCTCGTCTGTATCCGTCGCCTGTATCTGATAAAGATAACACGTTCCCCTCACACCTTGAAAGGCACTCATTTTATTTGGAGTAATGAGAGCCTCCTTACCTCTGAATAAAAAATAAAGCGTATCGGGACTTTCCATAAGTTTATACATTGTTAACCTCTGCGAATGTTAGCATGGACTCGCTCATATTTACTCCGTTGTTTTATGATTAAATTTTTTCTTCAAAGGTCACGTATTCACTTAAAATTTTTCTCCATTCGTCCTGAGTCATGCTGTAAGATGATCTTGTTAAATAAATACCTTTCTCAGCCGGTACTTCTCTCGGATAACCATAGCCGCCGCTTGCTGTGATAGTGAGGAGCGTTCTCTCTGCTTCCGAGAAGCTCTCGAAATATCTAAGCATTAACCTTCTAAAAAATGAAACGTGTCCGAGTACGAAAGCTAACTTGTCAAAATCAAGCATCTGATCTGGCTGCTTAATAGTGATGTATGTATATACGCCTGTACTGCCTGAGCTACTTGAGCTACTTGAGGCCAAGCCGTCGCACAAAATAATCTCTGTCGAATAACCTGAAATTTCCAGCATTTCGACTGCCTGGACCATATTAGCTCCACGTTTCATAAAGTCGTCCTCTGTGACGAAACACGCTGCGGCTATGTTAGCGTATATTTTAACAACTCCCCTTGAGCCTCTGCCTTCGACTTCCGTGATCTCCTCGCTTAACCAATATTCGGGCGTGCCTTCTAAAAAGGTTGCGGTGTCAAAAAATAAACCTGAGTCTGCAAATATTATTTGAGGTTTCAAGACTTTTGCGCTTGTTGCGTGTAACCGGCTATACATTTCCTTCATTTTGGCTGCTGTCTCAGGGCAACCCTTCTGGGCTTTCTCAAACGCTTCCCCGTAAGTCAGGTGACCGAAAAACTCGACTCTGCTTGCGTCGTTTGAGTGAGCCCATTCAGGAACTTCTGCGTTATTTATATGCGTTAAGAATTCTTCGAGCGAATTAAAATACTTTTCTCTCATGTTCGCTGATCTCTTGGCTGCGGGCTCGTAGGGAGTATTAAAAGAAACGTTACCACTTGCAATGCTGTCTCCGTTGTATAATTTGTTATTTTTAATGTCATTGTAATAATAAGTATTGCATTACATATTGTCAAGTAAAAAATGAAATAAAATGAAATAAAATGAAATTATTTTTATAATAGGCAAGACTCGCACGTAACGAGCCTTTTCAACTGTTACGTACGAGCGTTTTGAGTGCGGCTAAACTGCTAACATCTTATATAATAATTTCGAGTACAGGTTTATGCTGAATTAACTTGCTCACGCTCTTAGCGTTATATGCTTCGAGCTCCTCAGCTATCGGATAACCTTCGTATAAACTTACGTCCTGTAAATCAAAATTAAATTTGTCGATACCTGTTTTAGATACCAAATAACCATTCTGCGAGGCTTTCCCTGCGAGGTTAAGCCCCTTCTCATTATAATCATTTGAGCCAGCCAGGGACGAGCTGCGGGCGAACCAATCGGATATATAACAGGTGTGAAGGTGTCCGAATATTACAAAATGGATTATGATGTCACGCTTTGCATACTTGCCGACTACTTGCTGGATAGTCTTTTGAGTGTTTGAGTCTCCGAGACTTTCTCCATGCAGCATTAAAATATTTTGTCCGGCAATATTAAAGTAATATTCAACAGGGTCTCCCTCGTGAAAGCTAACACCCTTTTTATTTTTGAAGCCTAATTTTAATAACTGAAATATCGTATAATCATAATTATCGGTCGCAACAGGGTCAACAAGCCCTCTCAATAATCCGATACGTGACTCGTTTCCGGTTACAGTACATACCGTTATATTCGCAGTTTTATTAAGATCAATAATAAATTTACTTAAGAGTTCGTAAGCCAGAAACGTCGCCTTGCTTCGATTAGTGCTTTGCATTAAGAGTTCGTCAAGCCTCCGGTCACTGTTCATAAGATCACCAGTGAGAGCGACTACGATCTGCTTAACATTATTTAATCTTGCAATGCGTTTTAATTTATATGCGAATTTTTGCAAGCGTTTCGAGGCGAAAGTAAAATCATATTTATTATGCGGTAAATTTATTAACTCGTTAAAGTGCGGGTCTGATATATGTGCTATTAGCGCAACTCCCTCCGTGTTAGCTTTATGCTTAACGGTTCGGAAGTTAATAGCATTGTCTCTGAATACTTTTATAAGCTCCTGAGTGTACTCGCCGATTGCATTTTCAACACGAGTAACCTCTCTAAAAGATTTGTCCTTTATACGATTTGCGTCACGAGATTTCTGCAAGCGTTTTGCAAGTGAAATATTTTCCTCAATGACTTCAAAGTCGGCTGTGTCCTCCGTAAATAAACGAGCACACCCCTCCGCTATATTCATACATTTATAACGCTGCTTATTTTCCCCTGACGCTAACATCATTCTCCCTGAGAGAATAACCTTATCAGAGCCACACGAAGGACATAATGTTTTATGAGCCACTTTGCCTCCCTTACTTACTTCTAAATCTATTAAGAAATTTTCTGAACTTTGAAATGATCGTGTCTTTAATCTTTAGCTTTGTATTTTTGAGAGCGTCCTCAGTAAGTAAACATTGAAGTATGCAGAGGTAAGTTATAGCGTCGAGTATTCTCCCCCTCAAGCCTTCGGTCAAGTCAATAGGTCTCTCAGGATTTTGACTGATTGCATTATTCATAGAATCGATATGCTTATTAAAATAAACTCCCCACACCTGATATTTAGTTAATCCGAGCCTCGTTGCGTTGCGTTTGAAATTAGCGAGGCTGTCAACGTCGCCAGCATACGCTTTGCCCTTAGAGTACATGAGTCCGAGTGACTCCTTAAATATGCTTTTGCTTATTTCAAGCCTGTCGTTTTGAGTCAAGGCTTACTCCAATAAATAACCTTGCCAAAGTTAACCGTATCGCTTTCAGTCCACTCTTTGCCACACCTTAAGCAATGATAAGGAGTGCATATAATTGTCGAGCGTTCGCTATATGAAATTGTATCGTTATCTACAATCCCTGTAAAAATATTTTGATATTTGGGGTGGGTGGTTGACTCTTTTATATGTCCTCTTTCCAAGCATACAGCGTATTGGGTTAATCGCTCTTTGTCAATTTGCTGCTCGGTCTTACCCTGCCACTGAGAAGTAAAGCCGCAGCCGATAAATAATAACGCTGTTAACATGATGAAAATATATTTTAACAAAATTCCTCCTTATAAAAATTATTCGATACGGAGCGCATACCATTCATTATAGGTCATGTTTGGAATAAGCTCTTTTGAAATATTATCCTTCCTTTCTTGAGGTTCAAAGCCTTCGATCTCTTGCTGAACTACGCATCTGCAATTTATATCCTGCTCAGGTATGCCTGACATTCCGGGCGCTTCTGTCGGTGTGCCGTCTGGAAAATAAAACATTCCGTCTGCGTCTGCGATCTGTCCGTCCATTTCAGCATGATCGTCTCTCGTCTTATCGTCAAGTGTAGCAATCCAAACTTTTTTAATTGTCATTCCCATATTGTCGGCTGCCGTCTCCGCAGTATCCATAGCGTCTAAGCGTCCCATTTGCATGACTCTATGCCCTTCGGTCTGAGCAATCAGCAATGATTTGTCTGCTGCTATTTTTGTTTTGCGTTCGATATTCTTTGCTATTTTATTATAGCCAGAGCCTTTTAATATGCCCTGTGTTAGCTCGCCACGTATTTGAGATAAGAGTGACTTCGAGTGTTCTGCTTGCCGTACCGTCCACTTGATATGATCTAGCGGATTAAGTAAACAGGCTTTGACATCACCCTCCCTGAGTAAACCGAAGCCGAGACGTACTCCGATCTGCGACTCCATTGCAAAGCCAGCATAATAATAGCTCTGCGAATAAAGGTCTTTAAGTTCCTGAGTAGTCGTCTTAATTACTTCGCCGTTCGTTTGTTTTATAATATCAGCTATTTGTTTCTCCATGTTCGTAAGCCGGTTAAACTTCTGCATATCGGAATACAAAACGTTTTGACCGTACTTAGCGAACATGTCGGCTATCTCGGACTGAATGTCCTTAAGAGCCGACTTGTACGAAGCAATTAAATTGCGTGCATAGTTACTGACAAGCTGCTCAGAGCCTTTCTGACCTTTAGACATGAGCTCGCTCATACGCTTGTTAGAAAAGGTTGGCATTATTTACCAGCCTTTTTATTCAGATTGTTTTGAATTTGAGCGTCTGGATTAGGGTCTGCTACATTTGCGTTCGGATCTGTCGGTAGCGGAGCTTCCCATAAATTAGCCGTGTTAGCTTTCTCGTCCTCACCCATTTGCTCAAGGGCTTTCTGCGGGTCGTCGATGAATGACAATAAACTTAACCTCGTGAGCTCTGGAATATTACCCTTAAGTTTTCCGGTTGTCTCAGCTTCGCCAGCAAGTTCAATAGGCAAGTTCCTTGTGAACTGATAGCCCATATTTTCATAATCGAACGGAATACCTTTCTTGCTCCACGTTGATTGCAGTAACTTAAACATATAACGTAAGCCACGTATATATTTACGTTCTTTGTTCATGGTATTATTCTCAAGTGATAATAGTTTCCACTTGCGGGACTCACCGCTCTGACCTGTACCGGAGAATTTTTCGTCTGACATATCAACGGTTTTTGCTGCCTTGAGAATATCCTCGTTCAAAGTTTTCTTGTGCATTTCGGTATAGGCAACGGCTGACGATAAGTCTTTTGTGATAAATTTGCCGTCTGTATTTTCAGGGAATAATAGAAATCCGATCTCTCTGAATTTTATCATATCTTCCTTTGTCGGCTCAACACCATAAAAGGCAAGGTACGCAAGCCTGAACTCCTCAGTCTCATTCTGTTCGTCTGATAAATTCCTATCGTAAGCGTCGATAAGACTCTCAACTTTTTCAAAGTCTCCCTGCTCTGTATTATTATTCTGGAACTTTACCATAGGCACGCCGTCGAACATGTGAGGTCTCGGATTGTCGCCCTTTACGTCGTCGTCCAGAATAAACTTACCGTTATCAGTATAAGCCTTATAAAATGTTACGTTTGTTTTATCGTACCATTCCAGTTTAATAAGTTCTCTACTTATGCCGAGTACATCCTCGATCATGGTATAGAACACAAAGCCATACTGCAAGTCCTCAAGGGTTGCGTCGTATATAAATACTGACTCCCACGGTTTTGTATTCATAACACGCTCGTTGCCGTCCTTGTCAATATATAACAGCCTTGAACCGTACCCGCATATAGACGCATATTGAGCGGTAGTAGCGTCAATGTCCTCAATGTTATTTATGATCTTGAACGACTTAAGAGTATCGACAATCTTTTGAGGGACCGCAACGGCTGCATCTTTGCTTTGATAAGCGTATGCAATCGGGTGTCCGGTAAAATATCCGACATTGTTATCGGTTATTATTCCCCTGTAATCCATCCATAATTTATTATTTACCTTCGTGTCGTCGCTGAATGTTCGCTGTAATATCGGAACCTCGCCTCGATACCTTAAAAATAACTGTTCCATTTGTACACGTCTCGAAGCTGTTAACATCATTAAGTCGGTTATTATTCGACTCATTATGTCGGTATCATTACTCTCAGCTTGAAGCGTGATTAAATCTACTATCTGCGCACTTGTCATTTATCCTCCCTTGTTAATATTATGATAAGAGATCAACGTCGTTCACTTCGTCTGAAATGCCAGCCTTAACAACTGCTAACTTTTCCCTTAATGAAATGAGACGTGTTTGCTCTGCTGCCGAAATAGTATTGCTTTCCAGTTCGATCTCGATTTCGGTTGTCACTCCGTCGATTGATTTTTCCTTTGCTCCAACGAATAAAGCAAGTAAAGCGGTTTCAAGTGCCGGGACATTCTCGGCTGGTATTTCAACGCCTCCCTCTCCTCCGATTCCTGCTGTACTGAGTGCTGCTGCGACGTGTTGTTTTAATGTTGTTACTGACATAGAACTATCTCCTTATGATTATTAAAAAAAATTATTGTATTGTCGTGAGTGTTTTCTTTTCGAGTGTCACCTCTGCTAACATGGTAGCCACATCCGCAGCGTCGTCATGTTTGTTAGTGCCGAATTTTACGTATGATAATAATTGCCTCATAAATAAATCGTAATCCGAACCGGCTGCGTAATCGTCCTTTGATCTGAATACGAAAAACTGCTTAATCATTCCAGACTTCATTAAAATACGTGTCTCTTTATTTTGTGAGGTCGCCTTCCATGTAATAGTACAGGGCGTCTTACCCTTGCAAAGTTTCTGAATATTTTTAGCAAAAGATTTTCCTCCGGCGTTGCTTTCGATCTGCATTTTATTACAGCCAGTATTTATTATTTGTTGTGCAACTCGTGGCTCGGTTACTTCAATCGGATCTTGAGTGAATACTACATCAGTAACGTACACCTTCCCTTGTATCATTCTGCCAATGATTGAACCTAAGAAGTCAAGCCCTTCGTCTGCCGTGTCCGTAGTTCCGACGGTTGCGTTGCAAATAATCTCGCCAGCTTTAGGAGTACCTTCTGCATATTTTCTTAATTCATTTAACTTGAAATATTGAAGTTCGCTCTCAGGGAATAATGAACCTTTCGACTCGACTGGATTTTGCATAAATTCAGCTTCCCATATAAACGAGTCTGTAATTCTTTTGAGTTCGTGGTATTCATACGTGCTTTTTACTTCTTCACAAAACGACTGACCCTTATCGTCCAATGCAGGAACGACAACTTGAACCCAAAAGTTAGCATATAGCGAAGGGTCTAATAAAAATTGATCTAACGAAATGCACTTATCCATGTCTCCGATCTTACCGATAACGTCCTTCTTACTCCACCTTGTTGCGATCTGAATTTCAGGACAATTTTTCTCCATACGTGATTTATGCGTACTTGTGTACCATTGCCATTTTTTCTCAAGTACGAGTTCACTCATAGCCTCGTCAATATTCTTAATCGGGTCGTCAAGTATGCTAACACCGTCACAGCCTTTTCCTGTTACAGCTCCTCCAACACCCGCACAAAAATAGCTTGACTGTTTTGCGGTTGTTAAAGCCCAATCTGAGACCTGAGACTTATCGCTTTTAAGTTTAATGTCAGGAAACACTTCGAGATAATCGGGGAGCTGTACAATTGTTCTCACGTCATAGCTGAATTTCATAGCTAATGAGTCACCGTACGCATTTCTCATAATAGATTTTTCCGGATGTCTCCCTAAATACCAGGCACAGTACAATGAAACGATATACGACTTTCCAGCTCTCGGAGGTAACGATAAAGTTAGCTTTGTGATTAAACCAGACTCTACCATTTGCAGGGCGTTTGCTATTTCTTTTAAGTGAGGTTTTCCACTAGTAAAAAACTCCGAGTCCATGAACACGCAGAACGTATAAAAATTATCCCTCGCTCTGATTGCCATGCGGCGTTTTTGGATTAAAAGCAGTTCCTCCGTTTCCTCCCCTGTAAGACCGTAAACACCTCGAAGTATATTAGTTGTTGTTTGAGTCATAATAACCGCTTAGGCTGGCTCATTTGGAGTTTTAGGGCTATGTGCTTCGATAGTGAGGGACTCACTTTTGAACCTTGATCTTAATTCATGGTAACGTTTGTCAAGTTCCTCCGGCGTCATGGTACTGACTTTACTTTCGACCGAGCCGCTTATGTTAACATCTTTAATGTCTCTCCATTCTTTCGACTTACGATTTTGCAGCCAGAACTTACCAGCTAAAACATCTGGCGGCAGTTCTTTTTTGACTTTGCGGACGCTTTTAACGGTTGGCGACTCACCTACATCTTTTGGAGCGTTGTACTCAATGGTCTCCTCTGTATAAGAATAGCCCAAAGCACGTTTTAATAACGCATTTTCGACTTGAATGTCAACCGGAGCCTTACCTTCCTTCAATGCCTCCAAAAATGCTAAATGATTGTGCTGATAATTGTAAAAAGTAGCCAGCGAAATACCTAACTTTTGAGCGATCTGCTCGTCATTTAAGCCATTCCTTGCATAGCCTTGAGCTAATAGCGGAAAGTCCTCGTGATATTTCCCCTTGCTGCCTGCCACTTATTTATAACTCTCGATTGGAACGTTTAACGCTTCCTGAATAGCGAACTCAAAACATTTTGCAGGGTTATTATATCCTAATAGCTGTTTATAACGTTCTCGAAGTTCTTTCCACATTTCGTTTATGTTAGCGTCAACCTTAATTGAAATTCTTTTGCTGAACTCGTCAGGGTTTTGCGGCTCAATACCGTAGTATTCCTCAACGACTTCGCACATTTTTAATATAATGCCAGAGGTGGAGCGTACATCTTCGTTCTTGCTAACTTTTTGAACGGCTTTTTTGAACTGCTCAAAGTATTCGAGATCAGCTACATGTATGCTGGACTTCTCCTCTAATACTTTGATAACGTTGTCAAAAGTTTTCTTCTGATTTGGAAGGAATAATAAATGTATATTCTGATAGTCAAACTCAATACCGATTTCGTCGATCTTAACTTTAGAGTCAAGTTTCAAATCTTCTTCAAATATGCCGGACTCAAGTTTTGCCTCAAGTGTGCTTATACCTTCGTAAATCTCCTTAAGTAACTGAGCGTCACTGTGACCGGATAACGCATTATGAGCTAATTGCTTTGCCTTAACCTGATCGGGTGTCAATACTTCCTCAATAACTAATACGAATATGTACAAAACGGCTGCGGCACGTGAGGCTCTAATCCGGTGATGTCCTGATATGATCGGTAGTTCGTTGTGCTCGTTAGGCATACCGCATAAAGGCAAGCTCTCAAGGCGTTTGTCCTTCCTAATATTTTCTTGCAGTCTCTCAAAGCGTTTGATCGGCATTACTTGAGCGTTCTTATCTTGCTCTCTTAAGCAGTCGATATGTACCTTGTAAATTGCCAGACCGTTACCCATGTCGAGAACTCTCTCAATGGTTTTCTCATTAACGATTTCGGGTTTCTTAACTTTTGCCACTTGTCTCTCCATAGGGTTTATTTGAATGTTCTGATAAATAAATGTTTATGCAGTCCGAATAAGTACGGTCATAAAAATCATGTCTGTAAACGATTTTATAAGTATCGTTAGGTAATTTCTCACGGCTCACTATATCAAGGA